ACTAAAGGACTCATTGACAGAGCTGCAAGCTGCATTAAAAGAACTGATAGAAGAAAAAACATATTATGAAGTGGCAAGTAATCTGTTAAAAGATACTGGTATCAAAACAAAGATTGTAAGACAGTATTTACCAGTCATCAATAAACTGGTCAATAAGTATTTAGCATCACTAGATTTCTTTGTAAACTTTAATCTAGATGAATCATTTAAAGAAACAATCAAGTCAAGGCATCGTGATGAATTCACCTACAATAACTTTAGTGAAGGTGAGAAACAACGAATCGATATGGCATTGATGTTGACTTGGCGTGCTGTTGCTAAGTTAAAGAACTCATCAAATACCAATCTGTTGATACTTGATGAAACATTTGATTCTAGCCTCGACACAAATGGCACCGAAGAATTGATGAAGATACTACAAATGTTAGAAGGTGTAAACCTGTTTGTTATCTCACACAAAGGAGATATATTACAGGACAAATTTATGAATGTAATACGATTCGATAAAGAGAAAAATTTTTCAAGGATAGTAAAATGATAAAAGATCAAATACGAATTACGGATGGCCACGAAAGAACCGCAGATATTTTACCATGTAATGATGGCACATATCAAATAATTATGTTCGAAGCCTCTACTGATTATCACCAAAATGCTTGGTTTAAAACATTAGAAGAAGCTGAACAGTTTGCAGAAAGGTGGGTGTTTAAAAAATGAATGATATTTTAAAAATTGATACTGGTTTAGGCATAGTAGAAGAACCTATAAACAGATTACCTTTATATGAAGGTGATTATCCATTGTTGTATGATGAGGTGCCTGAGTACAAAGGTTCTTTGCCAAATTCAAACATGACAACCTTGATTAAGCGATTACAATTAACCAGAAAACTTTATGGTGGTATTGGACTATCTGCTAATCAATGTGGTGTATATGAAAGGGTGTTTGTAATTGGTACTGATGATTTCCAAATGGCTTGTATTAACCCAAAAGTAATATCGATTTCGGATGATGTTGTTAAAATAGATGAAGGTTGCCTCTCCTATCCTGGTTTATATCTTAAAATAGCAAGACCAGAATCAGTTGTCGTTGAATATACCGATGAAAATGGGGAATTACAACAAACAACATTAAAGGGAATAACTGCTCGGTGTTTTGTCCATGAACTAGAACACATGAATGGTAAAAAATTTACTGACAATGTAGGACCAGTCGCACTACAAGTCGCTAAACGAAAACAAAATAAGATAGTTAAAAAAGCAATTCGCAACCATAAAAAGACAGGCAATGGCATACAGCTTTGATCCAAAAGATGATGTAGAAACCCAATGGCAGAAATGGCAAGAACAAACGCCAATTCAACCATTGTCTTTCACCGAAGATGAACTGCGTGAGCAGACCATTAAAGAACTAGGTTATGTTTCACAAATGGATGTGAAAGAGTATACCTTGTTTCAGAAGTGGTGTGAGGTGCAGGAGAAATATCCATCTATCGTATCACAAACTTTATGGGGTGAAGAACGATTATTGGAAGATGAAGGCCAACGCCGTGCTATTCAGGAAATAAAAAATAACTTTTGGATACCAAATGATCCTGAAGCATACTTGGCATTAGAACCTGAACTGGTGTATGCAAATAAACAGGATGACTTACCTGAATTGTGGAATTGTATTCGTACCTTTTCTTCTACAATGAAAAACAATGCTAACATTGGTCGTAATCTAAATTTCATTGTTAAAGATAAACCAACACAGAAATACCTTGGTGTTATTTGTATCTCATCTGACTTTTTAGATTTAACACCAAGAGATAACTTTATTGGTTGGAGTAGAGAAAAGAAAACACAAGGTGGTATGATTAACCATACTGCAATTGGTTCTACGATTGTGCCATTACAACCTCTTGGTTTTAATTATGTTGGCGGTAAACTGTTGGCTTTGCTTTGTTTAGCCACACCCATACAACAATTATGGGAGAAACTATATGGTGATAAGTTGGTAAGTATCACAACAACATCACTTTATGGTAAAACAAAAGCTGGTGGTTTATCTCAATATGATAATCTGGATTTCTGGCAGCCAATGGGCTTTACCTCAGGTTCAGTATCGTTTGAACCATTACAAGAAACTCGGTATATGATTCGTGAGTGGTTGAAAGTGAATCATACACGGAAGTATTTTGAATGGTATGTTGCAAAGAAACCAAGTGGTCAACCTCATAAGCGTGACCACAAAAATCGTTCATTGTCTTTTGCTTATGCTAAGTTAAGTGTGCCAAAAGATTTGATTCGTTCTGAACATGCAAGAGGCATTTACTTTGCGCCTCTGTATGATAAGACTTGTGAATTTCTCCGAGGCGATAATGACGGCAAAGATATGAAAAAGTTGTTTAATACTGATGTAGAAAGCCTAAGTAATATATGGAAAGAGAAGCACGCCAAACCAAGAATCAAGCAGTTGGTTAAAAAAGGCAGAGTTTCTTCTGACACTCTTTTCTATGATGACCTTACCGTGTTATCATGGGAAGAAACAAAGGCTAAATATCTGCCTCAGGTGGGTCGATAAGTAGCGTATAATATCCTTTCATGCGGTGAGTCCGAGAACAGCCTACCCCCGTAGGCAGACAGGTTTAACTCCTGTTAACCGCTCCATTCAATGTAAGTAAGTGTTCACTAACATAGACCAGGTCTACGCCATATAGTGTTGTTTTTATACAACAAAGTGGTTGACAGACAGGCCGGGTAATGTTATAATGGTTAAATAATAATGAATGAGGGTATTATGTCTTTTACTGCCGAACAAAAATCCCAATTAGCGAAATTACTGGCAACCGAAAATCTTTCGGTTCAGCACCAGAAAATCAACACCGCTAAATTTGATACCAAGAATCGTATTCTCTACTTGCCTATCTGGCAAAACATGACAGGTATTATCTATGACCTGTTGGTTGGCCATGAAGTTGGTCATGCTCTCTATACTCCTGCCGAAGGTTGGCACGATGCGGTAATGGACAATGACAAGAACAAAAATTACAAAAACTTTTTGAATGTCATTGAAGATGCTCGTATCGAAAAGAAAGTTAAACGCAAATATCCTGGTTTGAATTCTTCCTTCCGTCAAGCATACCAAGAATTAAATATCCGTGATTTCTTTGGTATTAAAGGTCGTGAAGTAAACCAAATGCCGTTTATTGATCGCCTGAATCTATTCAGCAAATCACAATGGTCTTCCACATGGATTCAATTCTCTGCTAAAGAAGAATTGTTGGTGAAAGAAGTTCAGGCTGCAGAAACCTGGGACGATGTTGTTCGTATCACTAACAAGGTGTATGAGTATTCAAAAGAAGAACAACATGAAATGGCATTACAGTATTATGATGACATGATGGCGAATATGGCCGATGAAGGCGATGATGACGGCTATGATATGTCTGATTATGATTCTGACTATGGCGATGACGGTGAAGATGATGAAGATGGTAAAGGTGAAGGCAATTCTTCAAGTGATAAGTTTGAAGAAGGCGATACTAAATCACAACGCAGTCAAGCTGGTGGTGAAGAGCAAGGTGAAAATAATTTAGATAATGGCAAAAGCATTAACCATGATAAAGAATCTCACCCTGGTGATGTTGACCAATTTGACCCTTCTTGCGAAACGGATCAAAATTATCGCCGTAACGAAGTGCAATTGCTTGATGATAAGTGTAAAGAGTTTTTGTATGTGGATATTCCTAAGCCAAACATGAACAATATCATTACACCTGCGAAGCGAGTTCAGGAGTTGATGACAAAAGAATATGCCAAGTTCGTTAAAGAGAAATACCTTAAACCAGAAAAAGCAATGGAGTTGGTCAATGAATTCAAACGCCGTAATGAACGGTACATTGGTCTACTTGCGAAAGAATTTGAAATGCGTAAGGCTGCCAAGGCATTTAGTAAATCTAAACTGTCTGATACAGGTGATATTGACATTAACAAATTATCATCGTACAAATTTGATGACAACATTTTCCGTAAAGTAATGATGACACCTAAAGGCAAATCACACGGTCTGGTATTGTTACTTGACCGTTCAGGTTCAATGTCAAAGAATATGTCTGGTTCTATTGAGCAGATTTTGGTGTTGTCAATGTTCTGCCGCAAAGTGAACATTCCGTTTGTTGTTTATGGTTTTACTGAATCAGGTGCCGTTCGTGCTATGGATTTAGGTTTTAATTGTGAATACGGAAATCAAGAATATAATATCTTTAAGCATGAATACGCTAACTATAAAGGAGATAGTAAATATAATTCGTTCACTAAAAACTTTGGTGAAATGGAGTTTGGTAATGTTCATTTGCGTGAATATCTAAATTCTAAAATGTCTGGTTCTGAATTTACGGCTGCATTAAAGAATATGTGTTTGCTTATGGATTCATACAAAGAAATAAACTATCGGCGTTCGCCTAGACCAGAATCTGAGCAACTCAACAATACACCAATGTCACAGGCGATTATTGCTACGGCTGAGATTATGAAAACCTTTAAGAAGGTTAACAATCTGGACATTTGTAGTTTGGTTGTAATCCATGACGGTGATGCTGATAGTACCAATAGTTATTGGATTGAAAAAGAAGTTTTGAATAGTGATACTGGTTTAATGGAGAAAATTAAAAAACAAGAAACTTATTGGACTGGTGAAAAAGTTATTATGATGCGTGACCGTCAAAACAAATTTGAAATGAAACTTTCTAGTTATAACGAAGATATTCCTAAAAATCTATTGATGTGGTTTCAAAAAGTAACTGGTGCTCGTGTGTTTGGTTTCTTTATTGTACCTACCCGTGAAACCAAATGGATTCTAACTAACAGGTATCTTTACAATGGAGATAAAGACTACTGGCAATTAAGTCAAGATATTGGTCGTGAAGCTGCTGATGATATGCGTAAGCAAGCCGTCAAACAGTTTAAGAGTGAAAAGTATCTTGCTTGTAAACTACCTGGTTATGAGAATTTCTTTTTCATTTCAGGTGGCGAAGAACTTACCACCAACGATGATGATGGTATTGAAGTAGAAGGCAAATTCTCTGCTCGTAAATTGGCAACTGCCTTTGCCAAATACAATAAGAAACGGGCAGTAAATCGTGTGTTAGTATCTCGGTTCATCCAAGGTATTGCCGCATAACTTGTGGTTTATTTGATATAATTATTTTTCTTTGATAGGAGTTTTACATTATGATTAGTCGTGCCGAACAAAAACAAAAGTTTATTGATGCCTTGATTGCTACTGGCAAACAAACAATCAGTAAATCCGAAATCAAAGCGATTGCGACCAAGATTGGTCTTAAATCGACCCAATTCTTCACTAAAGAAGATTCTAACCGTGTTGGTCGTGGTGAGTATCGTGTGCCAGGTTCCAATATTGATATGCAACCTGCTCTACAAGCACAAGTGATTCCTATGGCTAAACAAGTAGAAAAATCAAATCACAAAATCAGTAATGTAACTACCGACCTAGATGTAACGAATCTAGTTCCTGTTGCCTACAAAAACTATGTACCGTTTGGTAACTTTGATGATGTATTGTCAATCGTTCAATCGATGCGGTTCTTTCCTGTATTCATCTCAGGTCATTCTGGTAACGGTAAGACCATGTCAATTGAACAAGCCTGTGCTAAGGCAAAACGCAAGTTCATTTGCGTATCAATGACACCTGAAACTGATGAGAGTGACCTTCTTGGTAACTATGTGTTGATTGATGGTAATATGGAATGGCGTGATGGTCCTGTAACTACTGCCGCTCGTCAAGGTGCCGTTCTGTGTATCGATGAGATTGATTACGGTGCTCAGAATCTTTCCAGTTTGCAGCGTGTATTAGAAGGCAAACCGTTTATGCTGAAAAAGAAAGGTGAATTAATTTCACCTGCACCTGGTTTCACCGTGTTTGCTACTGCGAATACAAAAGGTAAAGGTTCAGATGATGGTCGTTATATGTTCACCAATGTTTTGAACGAAGCATTTCTCGAGCGTTTTCGTACCACAATGGAACAAGAATTTCCGCCAGTAAAAACTGAGTGTAAGATTATTCAAAAAGAACTTACTTCTGCTGGCAAATCTGATGAAGATTTTGCTGAGAAACTGGTTACATGGGCTGATGTGATTCGTAAAACATTCGCCGATGGTGGTTGCGATGAAGTGATTTCTACTCGCCGTTTAGTACATATCGTTGAAACATACGGCATCTTTGGTGATAAAATGAAGGCAATTACTTTGTGTTTGAATCGCTTTGATGATGACACTAAAGCATCCTTTGTTGACCTGTATACCAAAGTTGATGCAGGTGCTTCTGCCGATGAGATTCTGGCACCTCAGCCTGAACCTGTGGTAGAAGAAGTGAAACCTGAAGTTGATGCATCACAACCGTTTTAAAGAATTCGCCAAGTAAAATTGGTGTTTACGGCGGATAAAACCGCCGTGTCCCTTAAACAAGGACATTTGAAGTTCCTAAACAAAACTTAATTATGGAGATTTATATGTTAACCAGTCTTAGAAAGAAAAATACTTTTAAAAAATCAAAAATTATTGTTGATGTTAGAAGTCAATTTAAATTTACGGAAGAAAATCTTCTAACAACATTTAATTTGGTTATGGAAGAAGCTTTTCCACAATTTTATGGTGAAGAATTACCTGATTCATTTAAATATGCTGGTCGTCATTTGGTAGATATTGACGCTATTGCTTGGGAAAGCAAATATGGTGACACGCAAACTGCTAGAGCAGGCGGCGGTAATCCAAAATATAAAGAAGTAAAACAAGACATTCGTGAGTATGGTTTTAAGTTAAAACATCCTCCAATCGCATTAAGGCGATTAAGAGATGGCACACTTGTTCCATTAAACGGTAGAACACGAAAACAAATTCTTAAAGAATTAGGTTTCAAAAATTTAATTGTTGATATTTACGAAAAAAAAGAAGGATATTCTTGGGACGAATTTGATAATGAAGCTTCGCAATTTGCTTTAATTGCAAATGCTGAACATGATCCTGCTGGAAATGTAACTCTGGAAGATGTATATCGTGAATGTAATATTGCTATCAAAAAGAAATGGATTAGTAAAGACCTTGCTGAAATTAGTAAGCGTGTTGCTAGAATGTGTGGTAAAGGTAAATTCACAGAGGCGAAGCGTGATGAAATTACTTTTAGGATTTACAACCACAATCGTGATCCCGAAGAAATGGAAGTTCTTAAATGGAATTCACAGTCCGCTATTAATACATGGTTAAACAGTCACAAATACATTGACAACGATAAAGTTATTTATTATCCTGTTTCACACAGCACTCCATCTAAAGGTATCACTGGTGCTGCTAAAATGGCGTTTGATAATCCAGGAAAAGAAATTCGGGTTGTAGTACATACCAGTATTTTAACAGCTTTTGATTTAGAAAGATGTTATGTTAAAAGGGTAAAAGAATTTGTAATTGAATGGGAAAATATTTTACAGAAAATTTCGTCTGGTTTCTTTAATGGTAAAGTTCGTACAAATTCACCTATTAAATTGTATGGAGCTATGCCTGCAGTTTCAACCTTACATAGTTTAGAAAAAATTGTAGATTTTAAATCTATTGCTAAGGAAGAACAAAGATTAGACAAAGAATCGGCAGAAGAAAATATGTATGATGAAGAAGAAGAATATGATGATGAGGAAGAATTTGCATAAAAGTTTGTAGTTCGGCACTTGGGCCTGTGGCAACACAGGCCCTTTTTTAAACATTTGCCTGTAAAAGTGTTGACTTACTTACTTAAAAATGTTATAATTATATTATCGAATTTGAGAGAACGGCCTCCTCTCAAATGTTTACCTTGTTGAGGCCAATTTATGGAGTTATTTGTAATGAAATCAGCTAAAGCTAAAGTTCTCGCCTATCTTTCGAAAGACAGCGACTACAACACCCTCACCGTAGCCAAGATGCAGTCTGTTTTTGGTATTGCTAATCCTTCTGCAACAATCAATGAGTTGCGTAACGAAGGTCATGCAATTTATCACAACACCCGTGTCAATGCAAACGGCGACAAAGTTTCTTTCTATCGCCTTGGTCAGCCGACTAAGCGCATCGTAGCTGCAGGTATCGCAGCTCTGCGTGCTCAGGGAGAGCGTGCTTTTGCCTAAAATAGTTTAGGAAAAGTCTGGAGGAAGTAATACATATAGGTGTTACTTCCTCTTTTTCGTTTATGGAGTTGTCATGGAAATTCAAGCAAAAATTGAAGATTTAAAAAAGAATAAAATTTTTATTGCCACACCAATGTATGGCGGTATGGCGCATGGTCTTTATATCAAATCATGCCTAGATTTACAAACAAGTTTAGGTCAGTATGGTATTGAAACTAAATTCTCTTTCCTTTTTAATGAATCTCTTATTACAAGAGCAAGAAATTATTTGGTAGATGAGTTTATTCGCTCAGAAAATTTCACTCATCTACTTTTTATTGATAGTGACATTCATTTTAATCCACAAGATGTTCTGGCCATGTTAGCATTGGATAAAGATGTAATTGGTGGTCCTTATCCTAAAAAATCAATCAATTGGGGTAACGTAGCACTAGCTGCAAGAAAAAATCCTGATATGGATCCAAGAGAACTAGAAAATCTTGTTGGTGAATATGTGTTTAATGTTGTAAAAGGAACTTCTTCTTTTCAAGTAACTGAACCTTTAGAAGTTTTAGAAATTGGAACTGGTTATATGATGGTCAAACGACAGGTATTTGATAAGATGAAAGACGCTTATCCAATGATTCATTACAAACCAGACCATGTAGGTCAAGCTCACTTTGATGGTTCACGGTACATCCATGCATATTTTGATACAGTAATTGATTCGAAAGATTCCATTACAGGCGGCGGTTCTGATCGTTATCTAAGTGAAGATTATATGTTCTGCCAGATGTGGCGTAAAATTGGTGGTAAAGTGTTTTTGTGTCCTTGGGTTAGAACTCAACACATTGGTACATACGCATTTACTGGAAATATGCCAGCTGTTGCACAGCACACAGGTAAATTATAATGTCGGAAATTGGAAGAAAATTTGATACTGGTAAATTGGAGTACGGTTTACTTCCACCACAAGCACTCAAAGCTACGGTTGAAATTTTAACATTTGGTGCTCAGAAGTATGAGCGTGACAATTGGCAACATGTTTCAGATGCTAAACGCCGTTACTTTGATGCTTTAAATCGCCATCTTTGGGCATGGAAAGAAGGTGAACAACTAGACCCCGAATCTGGTAAACACCATCTTGCTCATGCTATGTGTTGCCTCATGTTTCTATACGAACATGATACAATATATTCTATTGATAAATCTTAATTATGAGAGGTAAAAATGAAATTATCAAACGAAACCATTTCGGTTCTCAAAAACTTTGGTGCAATTAACCAAGGTATCCTTTTCAAAAAAGGTAAAACACTAAAGACTGTTTCTTCACACAAGAACATTCTTGCTGAAGTAGATATTAAAGAAGATATTCCTGCCGAGTTTGGCATCTATGACCTGAACAATTTCTTGTCGGTCATTTCTCTCCACAAAGATGATCCGTCATTTGAATTTGATGACAAACAAGTTACCATTGTTGGCAATAAGGGTCGTTCTAAGATCAAATATCGTTTTACTCCTGCGAATATGATTGTCACACCGCCAGAGAAAGCTCTGACGATGCCTGACGCAGAGATTAAATTTGATTTGACAGCGGAAGATTTTGATTGGGTCTTACGGGCAGCTGGCGTTCTTGCATCACCACAGATTGCAATTGAATCTGATGGCAAAAAAGTGAGCATTGTAACACTCGACCTACAGAATGATTCTGCTCACACCGATGCTTTAGAAATTGCAAATGGTAATGGCAACAAATACAAAATGATTTTCAAAACAGAAAACATTACAAAGGTATTGGCCGGCACTTATGAAGTTTCTATTTCATCTAAAGGCATTTCACATTTTAAAAACAAAAACCTTCCGTTGCAATATTGGATTACAACTGAGCAAGGTTCTAAATTTGAAAAAGTAGCTTAATTAAATTATGATATATGTGAAAGGTTCTTATGGAACATTTGTTATGGACAGAGAAGTATCGGCCTCAGACGGTGGAAGATTGTATTCTTCCAGACCGTCTGAAAAAGCCGTTTCAGGAATATGTGAATCAAAAGGAGATACCGAATCTCCTATTGAGTGGTGGAGCCGGCGTAGGCAAGACCACGATAGCGAAAGCGATGTGCAACGAAATCGGTTGCGACTTCATGGTAATCAATGGTTCTGATGAAAGTGGTATTGACACATTTAGAACCAAGATTAAAAATTATGCTTCATCAATGTCACTCTCTGGTGGTCGTAAGGTCATCATTATTGACGAAGCAGATTATCTAAATCCAAACTCAACTCAACCGGCTCTCCGTAATGCAATAGAAGAATTTGCAGGTAATTGTTCTTTCATATTTACTTGTAATTACAAAAATCGCATTATAGATCCGCTTCATAGTCGTTGTGCCGTCATCGACTTTGGCCTCAAGAATGGTGAGAAGGCCAAGATGGCTGCGGCATTCTTTAAGCGAATTCAAACAATTTTGCAAAGTGAATCCGTTGACGCAGATGACAAGGTTCTTGCTGAGTTAATCAAAAAACATTTCCCAGATTTTCGCCGTGTGCTGAATGAACTTCAGCGTTATTCTCAGTTTGGTAAAATCGATACAGGTATTCTTACACAGATTGCTGATGTATCTATTGATGAACTCACCAAATCTATTTCATCAAAAGACTTTGCTTCTATTCGTAAGTGGGTTGCAACACACGAAATTGATAGTACGGTTTTGTATCGTAAGATTTATGATTCTCTTTATGATGTAATGAAACCGCAATCAATTCCACAGGCGGTCATTATTCTTGCTGACTATCAATACAAGGCTGCGTTTGTTGCTGATCAAGAAGTGAATACGGTGGCTTGTCTGACTGAACTAATGGTATCTTGTGAGTTTGTATGAACCCATTCGATTTTGTCAAAGAGATTTTACAAGGTAAAAAACAGTTAATTGTTGACGACCTGACAGAAAAAGAATACAATCCATTCATTATTAATCGTTCTTTATCTTACCATAAAGATTGCGTTCTGTATGCAAATGAAATGAACAGGCGCCATTTTCTGGATAAGAAGTTGCAAAATGACTTTTTACTAAATACCGTCAGGTCCCAAAAAAGACCATTTGCGAAGTGGGTTAAGTCTGAGAAAAGTGATGATTTGGAATGTATAAAACAAGTCTATGGTTTCTCCGATTCAAAGGCCCGTGAGGCACTCCGCTTACTAAGCAAAGACCAGATCCAACAACTAAAAGAACAAACCGATACCGGTGGATTAAGGAAGTAATATGGTTGACTTGACTCAGTTTGTTGAGGTAAGCCTTAACGAACAAGACGATTTTTTAAAGGTAAGGGAAACTCTTACTCGTATTGGTGTTTCTTCACGGAAAGAAAAAGTATTATACCAATCTTGCCATATTTTACATAAACAAGGCAAGTATTATATTGTACATTTCAAAGAATTATTTGCACTAGATGGTAAACCATCCAATATTTCAGAGAATGATATACAAAGACGGAATGCAATTGCTAATCTATTGGAAGAATGGGGTCTTGTAAAGATATTGAATCGTAGATTGATTGAAGGTAATATAGCACCTCTACACCAAATAAAGATTATTTCGTTTAAAGAAAAAGATGATTGGGATTTAATTGCCAAATATAACATTGGCAAAAAAACATCCGATTATTAAATTGTTGTATAAATAATGGTGCGGCGCCTAATGGGCCGCTATTTGATTAACTCGCTTAATAGGAGAAAACAACATGACACTCGGTCATATTTCATTTGGGCCATTGGCTCACACAACATTGGGTTTTGAGCGTTTCTTTGATGATGTAGAAAGACTTTTGAATGTAGATAATGCAACAAAAGTAACCCAATCTTTTCCACCACATAACATCATCAAGTTAAAAGACACTCACTATGTCGTTGAACTTGCTATTGCTGGATTCAGTAAAGAAGATATTGAAATTACAGCAGAAGATGGTACATTGACTATCAAAGGTGAGAAAAAAGAAAAAGATGTTGATGTGACTTATCTGCATCGTGGTATTGGCACTCGGTCATTTACAAAACAATTGACCATTGCTGACACCGTAGAAGTTAAAGGTGCAGAGTTTAAAGATGGAATTTTGCGTATTGGTTTAGAGAATGTAATTCCTGAACACAAGAAACCACGCAAGATTGAAATTGGTAATGAACTTAAAGAGTTTAAGCCGCAACTTCTACAAGAGAAGAAAGTAGCATAACTCAGCGGGGCTTTTGCCCCGCTTTACATGGAGATATTATGAACAAGCGAGATAGAAACTTTCGGTTGAGTAAATCGACCAAACGGATAATGGCAGGCAAATTCTGTGTCAATCCTAATGAGTTTAAAAAAACAATGATTGAAGCTGAAATTCTTGCTTCAATTCCAGTCAAACACGAAAAGAAAAATAAGAACGCACCTAAGGAAGAATGATGAAGAACATTCAAATGTTTGTTCATCTTCATAAGGAATTTCCTTTCAATTATGAATCTAATTGGGTAACTCCTTGTTATGCTGGCGGTACCGGTCCATATGAGTGGCATCCTCCTGTAGACAGAAAAGAATTCGTTAATGTTACTCATCATGGTATTTTAAATTATAAACATCATTATCCCATGATCTCTGAACAAGATTTTCTTCGAGCTATGGGTCAACAAGCAACGGAAGTTTTCGCTGCAAATCTTGGATTAAATGGACCAGATTATGTTGGAGTTAATTCATATCGCCGTTATCTTTACATATTAGATGCTTACAGAAATCCATATGAAAAAATAATTTTACCTGCAAATGAGGAAAGTGTAAGGTTTTTAACTTCAGATGCTCAATGGGCAGCTGCATCAAGACTTTTAGATTCTGTTGATCTAATTATTTCCAGGCCTAGAACCATAGATGTTTCTATTGAAGAACAATATTTACAATCTCAACCAAAAGAATATTGGGATCTATTTAAAGAAGGGATTACAAAAGTAAATCCTTTGTATAGATCACATATGTGGTGGTTTACTGGTTACAACATCATTAATTATGAAGGTGTTTACATTATGCGTAAAGACCTGTATCAGAAAATGATGTATGAATATTTTCAAATTATGGAGTTTATTTGGACAAATTGTCAAACAACTTATCCTACGCAACAAACAACTTCAGAACCTTTACCTTGGCGTTATCCTGGTTTTCTAAATGAACGATTTGTTCCATTCTTTATCTTTGCTAATTCATTGAGAAAAGCTGAAGTACCATTGGTGTTTTTAAATTGAAAGATAAATTCATTAAAGCTCATTTAAGAGCGGCAGAAGCTTACGCACAATTATCTTCTGCTAAAAGATTACAAGTTGGTTGTGTTATTGTAAAAGATAACACAATTATTGGCATTGGATACAACGGAATGCCAAGCGGTTGGGATAATAATTGTGAGATTGAAATAAATGAGGAAGACCTTGGCAATTCATATCTCAAAACTAGACCTGAAGTATTACATGCAGAAACAAATGCAATTGCTAAAGTAGCACGGTCTACCAATTCTACAGATGGCGCAGATATGATCTGTACGCATGCGCCGTGTTTAGATTGTGCAAAACTTATTCATCAAGCAGGTATTAAAAGGTTTTATTTTCGTAGTCATTACAGAAGTGAAGAAGGTTTAAAATTTCTCAATCAATGCAAAATAGAGGTGAATCATGTCAAAGACATATGAAGCTAGAGTATTAGCACTAGATTGTTTTGGTGATGCGATTTTAGAATTGCCAGAAGAACTCGTTAAAGAATTAAATTGGAATGTTGGTGATAAATTAGATTATGA